TTTTAAAGAAATCACCAAACATATCAAATAAACCTTTTACAGGTTTAACAACTTTTTTACTTACATCTTTTACCTTTGATTTACCACCACCTTTTTCCAACTTTGCTTCTTTTGATTTTCTTTTTTGCTTCTGTTCTTGCTTATCAGAATCATCCTCTTTCTTTTGACCTAGTAGATATTGTTTATTTAAAGTATCATAGATACTTTCCATATTTTTTTGAAGAGAATTAAGTGTTGGCGAGAGAAGATTAGCAACCTTTGCACCATCATCTTCTTCTTTTATCTCTGCCTCTTTTTCATCATCAGCAATATCCTCTACTGATTTAAGTGCTGGAGGAAGTGCCCTTAATCCAAAATCTGGTTTCTCTTCTTTTTTTGTTTCTTTTGTTTTAACTTTTTCTTTTGCTTTACCAACAAAAGAATCAAAATTTATCTTCTGACCCTTTATAACAAATCTACCTTCACTCCCTTTTATTCTCTTAAATTCATCTGTAATAAGTTCAATTTCTTCAGTAGGCATTTGACTTTCAGTCATTCTGCCTGCAATCATCTTCTCTTTTAAAAGAGTCTTATATGTTCCGTAATCAATATCCTTTGTAAACTCCAATCCCAACATCACCAGGATTCTTGGATCAATATCTTCTTCTACTAACTTCTGTTCTTTCTTAGTGTCAGGCGCAGGGATAGTTGAGGTAGAACCAGTCCCACCTCTTATCTCATTCAGTAGATCATCTAAACCCTCTGGTATTTCACCCATTCCTTGCCTTTGCCTTTTGTTCTTCATCTTTTAAGTGCTGTTCAAGAAGCAAAATATAAACATCACGCTCCCAAGGCATCATGTTTTCAATATCAGTTAATGAATATTTATGATACTGCATCAAGGCAAAATTAATTCTAAAAAATGACTCAAGATTCATATGAGCCATTGCTACGCGAAAAAACTAGATAAACCCTCCAACGTTACTTTATTTTTCTTTTTGGTGTTTGGATTCTTTACCTCAACTACATGAGAAAGTTTAGGCATTGTGCTAAAGAATTTTTCAATCTCTTTAAATTGATTGGAATTCATCTGCTCCAAAAATTCTACCACTTCTTTTGTGCCTACATCATCAGTAGACCATACTTCCTCTTCATCATAAATTTTATCAACACAAGATGCAATCAATTCAAATGATTGGTCCATATCAGGAGAATCAAATTCAAAATTATTTTTTACAAATTGATCAAGAGATGGATACTTCATATCCATCTTAAGTGTATCATTAATTTTTACTGTCTTGCTATGTGCTTCATCATATTTTACTTCAATGTCCTCAAGATTAATACTTACTTTAACCTCAGTCTCTCCATCATCTGGACAAATAATATTTACTTCTACCTCCTCACCAACAGACTTACCTCTAATGTTTAAAAACAAATATTCAATATCAAAAGTTGGGAGACTTTCAATACCAACATTTTTTGTCTGAATACAATCTGATATGACTGCTTTGATTGCATTGGTGATTTGTTTTGAGTCTTCTGTTTCTAAAGCAAGCACTAAAAGTTTTTCTTCCTTCACTAAGAAAGGTCTAAATTTAATCTCTTGCCCAGAAGAAGGCAGTTTCAACTCATAAGTTGGTGTAACAATTTTTGGTAATGGCATACTATCCTATAATAAGTTCAGTCAGTTTATTTATTAGTTTTCTGTGGGGAGAGGATTATCCCTTAGGTCATAAGTTTTTGATTCCATCACATATCTTGCAAAAGAAAATTCAACATTTAATTTTAAAAGATCACTTGATGTATAAGAAAGATCCATTGAATTTGTAGCAATAGGAAAAGCATCTATAAATTGATATTCTAATGCTCTTCCATTTAGATTTTTTTCAAACTTTGTTACATACAAAGGTTCCTTATAATCAATTGGATAATTAGCTCTGAATCCATTTTGAACACTTCTATAACTATCATTATCACCTCTACTGGATTTGCCAGAAATAAAATCCATCCATGATTCAAAGAATTCAACTATTTTATAATCACGATCAACATAAAATGACAATGATACTTGATTATTATACATTCTTCTGTAAGCCATCTTCTCACTCACTCCCATATAATCAGAGGTGACCTCATGGGTAGCAAAAGAGGAACCAGGAAGGACAGCATCAGTACAAGATAGATTTACCATCTCTTGAATACCAGTTGCACCAGACCAAAGAATGTTTTTATTGGAGCTCAATATAGATACTACTGGACCAGGAGGAATAATAGATACTGTATAAACAGACGTCTGCGCAACATGCATTAACTTCGCTTGAAGTTCTTGCACATTATAGTGTCTTGGATTTGGCGCTGGCATCTATAAATAAACTTGATTACTATTACTATGTAGACACAACGTGGGTGGAAGTTACAAGTCAATTTTTAAACCATCTAATCCCCAAAAATATCAGGGAAATGCAAACAATATTATTTGTAGATCAAATTGGGAAAGACAATTTTGCCTCTACTGTGATAAAACTCCTAATATTTTAAGATGGGCATCTGAAGAATTCAGTATACCATATGTGTCACCTACTGATGGAAAAGTTCATAGGTATTATCCGGACTTTCTTATTGAAGTGAATGAGAATGATAAAGTGAAAAAGTATGTGGTTGAAGTAAAACCTAAAAAACAAACCACTGAACCAAAGAAACCAAAAAAAGTTACTAAATCATATCTTTATGAAGCAGCAACTTATGCAGTCAACCAAGCAAAATGGAAAGCAGCAAGAGAGTTTTGTTTGGACAATGGGGTTGAGTTCAAAATTATAACAGAGGATGAACTCTATGGAACAAGAAGATTACCTAGGAAGCACAGAAAATAGATTAGAATATGTGGTTGATGACATTATCAACAAATCATCTTCTGATGATAGAATGATTGCTCTGATTGAAGTTCTTACAGAAACAGAAGTGGTTCCAGATGTTGGAAGGTATTATACATTTGTTTATAAACCCAAGACACCAAGAATAAGATATGATCAAAACCCTTTGATTGCTTGTGTGTCCATAGATAGATGGGGATTTAAAGGATTGAATTATCACTGGGGTAAGTTTAGAAACTACACCTGGGAAGAAATCATTGGCAACCTACATGTCATCTATCCACTTGAACTGAAAGATGCCAGATCAATTCCATATCAAAACTTCTTAATAAATAACTAGACGATAGGTATATCAATGTCCACACCCTTCACATTGGAAACCAGAAGTTGGGTTGCTACACCAAGTAGTCCAGAACTTTTTGTGGCGGAAAAAGTATTAAAAAGAGTAAAAGGAAATAATCAATCAAGTTTAACTAATGAGACAATAAAAATACATTTTAATTTAAGCACTGGTGCTCTTGAATTTAGAGATAGCAATAATAATTTAATAGTATCTTTTGATAAGGATTCTACAACCCCAGATTTCACATCAGATGACTATGATCAATATTTTAGTGAGACTAATGCATCAACACGTGGACAATATGATAAATTACTTACTTGGTCCAAACAACAAGCACTTGCTATAGCATCTGATGATGGTCCTGAATCTTACAAAAGAATATCATCATATGCGCTATACAGAAGCACTGCAAACTCATCAAATGCACCAGAATCTTCTATTGCAGATGGTTCTGATAACAATACCAGTGATGCTAATCCAACATTCTCTTCTCCAACATCTGGAACTGGGTCAGGTGCATCTAATTTATTAAGATATCCATTAAGAGTTCCTAATCTTGGATATGATTTTATAAGAATTACAGCATTTGAATATAAACCAGGTGGAAGAGAATCATTATCACTTTCAAATCCCAATAGAGGTGATAGGCGTGGAGAACAATTAGAAACTATTATATTACCAATGCAACCCAACTTTTCTGAATCTAATGCAGTGGGTTGGGGTGGTGATAAATTGAATCCGTTTCAAATGGTTCTTGGTGGACTGGCTAAAAGTGGAATAGAAGCTATTGGATCAGGTTTGGGAATTGATGCACAAATGATAGCAGATGCTGGAGAATCTGCTGGAGGTGCTATAGAGGATGTGCAAAAAATGCTAGCAGATAAAAAATCAGGTCCAGCATTAATTGCATACTTTGCTGGTCAGGCAGTTGGTGCTAATATCCAAACAAGAACAACTGGCACTGTTCTCAATCCCAACCTTGAATTACTTTTCAGTGGACCAAATCTCAGAACATTCCAATTTAATTTCAGGATGACTCCAAGAGACCATGATGAGTCATTAATGATTAAAAAAATTATTAGAACATTTAAAAAGAATATGGCTGTTAAAAAGTCATCAAGTAAATTGTTTTTAGAAACTCCAAATATATTTCAACTTGAATACATTTATAATGCTGATGGTCCAAATGGTGGTCAGCAGCATCCTTACTTAAATAGGTTTAAGATGATGGCAATGACATCATTTAATGTCAACTATACTCCTGATGGAACATATATGACATATGGAAGAGATGGATCTCTTACTGCATATGATATTAGCATGGCATTTGGTGAACTTGAACCAATATATGCAGATGATTATGATGATCAATTCACAGATATGGGATTCTAAAAATGTCAGAATACTTTTCCTACCTTCCAAATTTTGAATACATTAATAGAGGTCCTAACGACCAACAGATTACTGAATATACTAAGGTTAAAAATCTTTTCAAGAGAGTAAAATTTTCAAATGATTTGTTCCAAGATTTAACTTCATATACAAAATATAAAATTATTGGTGATGAAAGACCTGATAATGTAGCAAATAAAATTTATGGCAGCGCTGTCTATGATTGGATAGTTTTATTGTCAAATAATATTATTAATATAGAGGAAGAGTGGCCACTTTCACAATTAAGTTTTGAGAACTATATGTTAAGAAAGTATGGTGAAGAAAATTATAATTCTGTACATCACTATGAGACAATTCAAGTCAAAAATAGAAAGGGTGATGTAATTGTTCCAAAAGGTCTTGAAGTTCCATCAACGTATACTGTTAAATACTTTGATTCTGTGGGGTCAGAGATGATTACAAGAGATAATATTACATTGTCAGTTACAAATAATGAATATGAAAATAAAATCCAAGACCAAAAGAGAAATATTTTCTTAATAAGACCTAACCTCATACAAGAGGTTATAAATCAAGTAACTAAATTTATGGAATATGATGAAGGAAGCACACAATATGTTTCTGAAAATTTAGTAAGAGGTGAAGACTCTAATCTTTATTCGTAAAAAAGTAAGGGGGTCAATTTTTTCCTGGAGAATTTTTTGCCCCTTTTTTGGAATCAAAGTTGAATTTTGCCCACAAAAAAGAGGGGTTACCCCCTCAGAAGATTTATGTATGCTGCTATAACAAGTAAGGTTAAACAAACTTGATTATATTTCATCAACTGTCAGCAAGTTTAGCGAAGTAAGACATAGCGTCATCATCATCGTCAGTAACAGTGGGTGTTGCTTCAGGAGTTTTTGATGCTTGGTAAGAATCTTCAAGTTTACGCATGACTTCTTCTTCGCTAACTGTTTTTTGTTCAGTTGCTGCATAGTTGTCATACTCCGTCTCCTCCTGTACTGGTGCTACCCTTGATGATTTTTTGCCAAGAACATAATCAAGTCGCTTCTTCAGTTCATCATAAGTTTTGAACTGATCAGTAGAGGTAAAAGCAGTCAATGAATATTGCTTCTTCCACAATGCTTCCATAGCATCATCATCCTCAAGGATGGGTGCAGGGGTATCAAACTCAGATGAATCATAGTTCCAGTATCCCTGAACCTTCTTCAGTTTCAGTTTGAAGTTAGCACCCTGCCAGAAGTCAAAAGGATTGATAGGAGTCTCATCCTCAAACTCAGGTTGCATAGCACCCATGATCTTATCAAAGATCTTCTTACCAAACTTGTATAGGAATACTCCACCTTCATTCTGAGGGTTGGCAGGATCCCTTACAACATAAATGTTTGCATAGAAGGACAGTTTACGCTTTTGCTTGCGCACAGTATCCTTATCTGTTTCATTACCAGTGTTCCAAAGTTCCCTGTTCAGTTCTCCAACAGGATCTTTACCACCCACTGTGGTCAAAGAGTTTTCAATATACCATCCACCAGGTCCTTGGAATGCGTGTGAGAAGAGTTTTACCCAAGGAAGATCTTCTCCTTCTGGAGCAGGCAGGAAACGAATGATTGCAAAACCATTACCTGACTTATCCATTTCTGGTTTCCAAAGGCGATCATCTGCACCTCCACCAGTATTGTTCATCTTCTCTACTTCTTTCACCAGTTTATTAGTGAGAGAACCTAGGGAAGATTGCTTCTTAAGGTCTTTAAAAGACATTGTATTCTCCGTATTGAATGTATTTGGTCTGTATCCTTTAGCTTGGTTGAGGATCAGGCAGCCTCTAATATAGTCTATGTAGGTGGGAAAGTCAAGTGTTTTCCTGGATGGTTTTCTTCATTGCTTCAATCATAGTACATATATTTGAAAAGACATACCCAATATCAACATCATCAGGAAATCCAATCATCTTTGCTTCTTTAGCAATATTATCTCTCATAATTTTTGCTTGAGGATCATCAGATAAACTCAATCTAGTATAAAGAATTTGTTGTTTATTAAGCAACCTCTCAAGAATTTCAATGTGTTCTAACTTTTCCTTGTTATTCATAGTTGGAAACTTGAACACACTGTCATAAATTTTTTCTTGGAGTTCAGTAATTTCCTCCATTTCTTTTTTGACAAACTCTGAATTAAAAAAACTCATTACACTACTATACCTTTAAGGATTTTTCTATACTTAATTACATCAATATGTAGAAAGGAATCATACTTGGACATTCTCATAGATAAAAATTTCCATACAGGATCATCCAATCTTTTATCAAAGTTATTTTTGAATCCGATAACTTTATTCAAAAGAACCATGGACTCAAGAGAAATACTTTTTGCAAGGTGTTCCTTCACAATCTGTGGATGTTTTGTTCCATCAATATAGAACATGTCATCAAATTTCTTTCCTGTAAACACATCTTCTATCTCAGTTTTGAAAGTGTAACTAAGAGATTGAAGTCTCTTCTTCCAATCTGTATAGTTCTGCTCTCCATTTCTAACAATCTCACCAATCCACAGAGACTGAGGGTCATCACAAGAAACAAAGTTAGAGACAAAGAATTCAATAACTTCACTATCATCTTTCTGTCTACTCAACTTTTCAAAGAAAAATCTATCACGTCTTTTGTAGAAACTATCAAGTGATGCACGTGATTTACCACCATATCTATGGTAGTCATATTTTTGTTTTGTAAAATGATTCTTTAAACCAAGATAAGATTTGTAGCAGTCAAAGGGAGTCACTTTTGGAATCATCTACTTCTTCAAATTGAATAATGTTATAGTGGAAGTTTAGCATGAGATGTCTTCTTAAGTAAATTAAGTTCCATTGCTTCACACTTCAATTTCTCTTTCAAAGGTTTAGACATCAGTTTGGGAACTGATTCTACATCAACACTATTTTTCTCACAGAAAAAGACAATAGCATCAATGTAACTCATGCCTTTATTATCATGAGCAATAGTTTCTATCTCCTCAGCAAATTTCTTTGAGGAATAAAATTTATTCTCAATAAGTTTACTGATGCTATCTTCAGTTGATGGCATAATCGTGTAATTTATATTCAACAAACTCTCTAATATATTTTGAGAGTAAGTTGATGAACTTCTTTTTGTCATATTCTTCATAAATTTCAACCTCGCCATTTTCACATGACATGATAATTACAAACTTCTTTACCATTATACCAGTCATTTCATATAACATGCAAGCATATGCTGCACACTGTACAAAATGTGACTCAATCCACTTTCTTGGTTTAGGTTTCTTGCTGGTTTTAAAGTCAATGATAGCAAGTTCACCATCATACTCAGCAATACAATCTACAGTTCCAGCAACTCCCAATTCTTTACTGAACAATGCCTGTTCAATAGCATGAATCTTATCAATCTTATCAAGGTCAGGTTTAGCTTGCTTGAAAAGAAATTCTGAGAGAGGTTGTACACTTGGCAACTTCTTATTGCTTAGATAATTTTCAGAAAGGGTATGCATATCAGTACCCCTACTGGTTGCTTGCTTAGTAATTTTATTTGCTTCATCATTACCAACCTTTGCTCTCCATTCTCTGAAGATCTCACGTTGATAGTGACTAATAATAGATGTGATAGAGACTAACTTTTTACCATCAGGGGTATCATAGTATCTAACACCATCAATAGTCTCTCTAGTGAGAGTAGGGTAATCAATTTCAATGTGATCAAACATTACATACCTAATTCGTGTTTTGCAATAATATATTCTTTAACCAATCCACTTCTACAGATATCCTCTGGACCAAACTCCACCATACTAAATGATGGCATGTTCTTGAGGATGCGAATGAAATCTACAATCCCATTCTTTTCTTGAGTCTTGATTAAATCAGTCTGTGTAGCATCACCACAGAAATGAATCTTACTACCTTCACCAATCCTAGTAATAATTGAATCTAGTTCATGGAAGTTGAGGTTTTGAAATTCATCAACAATAATAATTGCATTATCAAAAGTAGTTCCTCTAATAAATGAGGTGCTCCAGAAACTAATTGTACCTTGTGCCTTAAGATTTGCATAGAGCATTTCAAATGCATTATCATCAGGCATTTCAAACATATACTTTACCATATTCTTATAAGGAATTTGATAAAGGGATGATTTATCTTCATGATCACCAGGGAGGAAACCAATCTCTCTGGTTGCTACAAGAGACCTGACAATGTAAATCTTCTCATAGGGTGTCTTTGTATCCAAGACATCCAACAGAGCATTGTAGAGGGTAATAAAAGTCTTTCCTGTTCCAGCACATCCATACGCAACAGTTTGTTGATCTTTATTATACTCCTCAAAAAATAATTCTTGATTCTCTGTGAGTGGTTCAATCTTTTTTATGTAATCAAGATTGATTGGTTTTTTTCTTTTCATTGTCTTGTTGCTCATACCAAATGGTACAGGATTAGTGCTACCAATTCCAGACTTACTTTTTCTAGGCATACTTTGAAAGATTAGAAACTATAATCACGATTCTTACGAACATTTGCACCTGGTTGTTTAGATGCTCTGTCTAAGACTTCATTCCATCCACTTGATTTTGCTTCACCAGTCCATTTGAATTCTGTATCAATTCCTCCACAACCCTCTGACCAATCTTTATCCCAAGCAGGATTCTCTTTTCTCCACTCATCATATGCCTTCATGGTCATACTGAGTGTCTTCTTTTCTTTAGTTTCTAAATTAATAACAGGATATGTTGGCATGAGCACCTCATTAGTGTTTATATTTATTAAGACCAGTCAAGTGCCTTTGCAATGACAGGAAATTGTTCTACAAAAATGGTCTTACATTCATTAGCAAGATCCATATGTTCTTTTTGTGTTCCATTAGCAGTTCTTAGTTCAATATAATGAACCCAGGAACGAACTGAGCCACTCATGTACATTCTTGTTGGAACTGCCAGTGGAAGCACCATACGAGCACACTCCTTTGCCACACCTCTTTCCAACATTTGTTGATACAATGCCATTGAAGAATCAAATAGAGTTTGCATCTGCAACTCAAGGTTCTGACGATCAAATGGATCAAGATCATCAGTTGAGTTCTGACGATTTTTAGTATCTTGACGTCTTAGTTCAGGCAAGGTAATAGATTTACCAAGAAGACTTGAGTCAGCATATCTTTGTGAGAATTCCTGAAATGTAAAGGACCTATGACGCAGAACTTGAGCTGCTATTGCCCTGGTTGTTTCCAACTCAATGGTCAGATATGCCTGCTCAAAGATACTCCAATGCTTATGCTTGATGCAATACTTAATAAGACCTTCAAAAGAATCATTACCTTGATTGGAAGGATTACTCACCCTGGCACAGTAAGCAATATGCTTTTCTGCATCAGGTGTGACTGAAATAAGTTGTGCTGTCATTTCTTTTCTGCTATTCTTACTTTTTTTAGTTCTTCTTGCATTGTTTAATCTTGATAACCATCATCATCATTGAATACTTCTTCATAATCTGAGATGGGAATGTCATATTTAGTTCTAGATGTATTGTATGCCGTTGGGTCAGAATAAACCTCTGATTCCAACTGATCAACAAGAAGTTTAAGTTTGGATACAATCTGTTTAAGTTTATCCTTTTCCATAAAAAAATGGGGGTACTCACCCCCATTTTAACACTATTCAATTGGTTTGGCAATCACTTAGTATAAGTGCGCCCTCTATAGCAGAATGTGCCATGGGTTTCCCCATCTGCCTGATGTACTTTACAATCAACACCACGATATTTGGTGATATTGATTTGTGCATCATGCAATGCAGACTGCTTTTTAATTTGATTCTTGACTAGTTGAAGTGTATTCATTAGTTTACTCCTAAAGTAGTTGGTTAATTTTACACCTTTTACCCTTAAGGGTGATCCGTGTTCTTCCGTTCCTTTAGTCGTGTGCGTCCCAATAACATTCTGGAGATGACTCCTTCATGACCTCAATCAATTCAATCCTAACTTCATTGTTAAGATTTTGATTATTCTTTATCCGTAGCATAATGCTATCAGCATCAGAACAACTGAGGGATGAATATAAGAGAAATTCAAACATGGGATGAACGGCTCCGTTCCGCGACTTACTTGCGTCTCCTAAGAGATGAACGATAGGTCTATTAAAAAACCTAGGTTTATTATAGTCCTGTCTTATATATGTGTCAAGTAAATTAAATGACTATGATTGGTATCACTATAAACTATTTCTTTTAGATTTGTTGTATATGATAACCTCTTCCCCATCATGGGTAAAGACCAATTCATCATCATGGTCCCAACAAAGTTCCTCATATAAGGCATTCAATTTTTCCATGTCTTCATAAAGAGCATTAGGATTAGTCATCAGATATTCCCTAAAATTTTATTTGAATTAATATATTGAAGTGTTTCTTTTAAACTGCCACGATGTCTAAGACCAATAGCAATTTGTGGGTACTCAGCCTCTTCACCAAACTCTGCATAAAATTGCTTGTCAGTAAAGTCTTTATTTAAGATATACTCATGAAAGTCTTCATGAATACTCTTTAGCAGCATACTGGCACGCTCACACTCCTGACTGCCATTACTGTAAATTACTGCTTGCATCAGTCTCTCTGCCTCCAATCATCTGTTTTTTCTTGATGAAACCATTCTACTATCTCATCTGCATTTTGGAATCCTTTTGAGTAATTAGATGGATCAGGATCCCCCAGTCCCATCTGTATCATAAAATCATCAAGACCTCCCCTTTCAATATCAGGGTTGGCAGCAATTCTTCTTGCTTTTCTTAACATCTCACCAGCAGATCTATTAGACTTTGCTAATTTATCTGCCCAAATCATGTCATCTAAATTTACTTCTTCATTGTTTACTATACGAGCACAGATGAACTCAAGTCTGAGACGATACTTAGTAGAAAGCATATAAACTATGTTTATGTGTATTTATTTTAATGGATTACCATTTTTATCAAGCAAACTAAGTCTTTGAATTTGATTGATATTTGATTTTTCTTTTTTCTTTAGTTTTTTATACTGTTTAATAAGTTTTTCAACCTCACCTTTAGAGATTTTAACTTTTAATTCATCTTCAGATTCAAAAAAACCAAGACCTGCCTTCTGTGTCTCTTCTTTGTCATCAACATAATCATTAATGACTTCTTGAATTTCATCTCTAATAAGAGAATTAATTTGTTTCTCTAATTCATCATCACTATTCATTTCTTGTTACCATTCCATAACTTTGGACTTATTCTTCCTTCTGCTTGTGTAATGTTTACCAAATCTTTTTTATACTTGTCATAGTATTGATCAAAGATATCTGATTTTTTACCAGTAGAAACAATATCATAGTGTGTTGTTTCTCCCTGAATATACTCTACCAAAAAAGCACTTGTTGGTAGAGATCTGTCATTAGACAATGCTGGGTCACAGTCTTCATGAATAACTTTAACCTCAATCATAATCTATCTCCCCACTTAATATCAGGATATGCTTTAGCAACTACATCCTTTTTAATTTTATATTTGGTTTCAAGATTTCCATCTTTCACTAGACAAACAATATTTGCCTCATCTGGATGAAGACCTTCAAGCAATTGAATGAACATTGATTCTCTACGCAAAGAAGAAAGGGAATCATTACCACCTTTTACAAAATGATAAAGGTTTTTCCATTCCTTTCTAAGTGAAGTATGATCAGTACCCAAAGGAGCTTCATTCTTATTGAATGGAACATTACCCTCAGGCATCACACTAATCGCAGTTTCGTCATAATTCCAAATCAAAACAGACTTCAATGCATCACATTCATATTGCTTTAGAACTTCTGTTTTCTTTGCAACTGTCCTCTGCTTACTTACAAGATCTAGGATCTCATGCATGAATGGATTTGGTGGAAGTTTTGTAGATGTTTTTGTAGATGTAGCCATAATAGTATCAAATCAGTGTTGTTATTTATTCTTCCCCTTCAGAGAAATCTTCAAGGGTATTTTCAAATCTTACTGCAAGAATTTCATCTGGTAAAATTTGTCCATTCTCATCAAACATTTCTGGATGAGTTGGGATGTAGGTTGAATTTCTCTCATAGACATACTCTTTAAGAAGATATCCTATCACACCTCCAACACATAAAAAAAGTATTGAAATAATTGATGATAAAGTTAGAGTTACTGCTAACATTTTACTCTCTCCCTGGATTTTTTCTAAAGTCCAAATAGAAGTTGAAATAAAACTCTACATCCCTATTAAGGAAAGAGAACATATTTCCAAATCTTACTTGAAAGGTTTTTGGAACTGCCTTCTTCCTCCTTTTTCTTAAGAGTAACTCCACACCTCTATTGATGTGTGGTGGGTCACTTGTATTTTTATTTAGAAGGTCTTCTTCGTTTTCTTCCTGGTTTTTTTTCTTGCTCATACTTCCATGCATCCTGTAATAACTCATACAAATAATTTCTTATCTTACGTGCTTCTGGTTTACCAAGATGCCCATAAGCTTCTCTCAACTGCTTATGTTGAGAATCATTTCCGCCCTCCATGTAATCTTCAAGATCTAGAATTAAACCATTGATTTCAAGAGCTGTAGAACTATCAATAAATTCCTGCACATCTCTCTTTGTTGCTTTTATACTCTTAAGAAAATCATACATGTTAAGCATGAATCTACCTTTGAAAGCATGATCTATAGTGTGTTCAATAATATCATACAGATCCCAGCAATTTTCCATTACACTAATTTATTCTCCTTAAGAAATTTGACAGTTTCAGAACAACCACCAATAACCTCATCATCTAATCTAACTCTAGGGAAGGTTGAACCCTCTCCAAACTCTTCATAAAAATCAGTCTTTGAAAAGTCTTTTCCTAGTTTATAAACTACATGTTTCAGTTCTGCAAGTTTAAGCACATTGATAACTTTTGTACAGTAGGGACATCCATCTTTTGAATATACAATAAAACTCATAATACTAATTGTTCTTCTCTAATTTATAAAAAAATTTATCTTCAAATTGATGATCCAACTTTCTGCCAATCATTATCAAAGATTTCCATTCCCTTATCAGTGAGAATGTGGTCATACATTTGATCAAATACTTTAGGTGGCATAGTGCAAATTTCAGCACCATTATACCAAGACCTAATTGCTCTTTGAACGTTTCTGATTGATGCAGAAAGAACTTGAGTTCTGATTCCATGAATACGATACAACTCAGAGATAGATCTCACAACCTCCAGACCTGCCACTGACTGGTCATCCAACCTGCCTACAAAGGGAGAAACATATGTTGCCCCTGCTTTTGCTGCTAGGACTGCCTGAGCAGCACAGAAGATAAGCGTGACATTGGTCTTGATTTTTTCTGTGCTTAGTTCTTTGCAAGTGCGTAAACCTTCTCTTGTGCATGGAACTTTGATGGTTGCAACACTTCCAAATTTTTCTGAAAGACGCAAACCCTCTTGATACATTTCATTAGCATCTCCCATCACTTCCATACTAATGTCCTTGACACCAATATCTTTAATCTCTTGGTAGACATCCTCAGGATTTCTACCACTCTTCATAATGAGTGTTGGGTTTGTAGTGACACCATCTACTAGACCAGTCTCAAAATGCTGTTTAATAATGTCAGTATCAGCAGTGTCTAGAAAAATTTTCATTTGTTTAAATACTCTCTCTCAGATTTATACAGGAAATTAAGGTCTTTGTCAAAATATATTTGTGCTCCCTGAATTAAATCAGGGATTAACCATTCATGAACAGGCAAACATGCCTGCCAGTTGACTGGTTGGATGCAGTTCATTACCACTACTTGAAAGAAGGCTACAAGGTAATTATAAACACTAGTCATATGACTCAAACCTATCAGGTTCAAATTTAATTATCAATCTATCCATTCTTTTCCCATCAACATCAATAACCTTTTGTCTATGCCATTTACTATCAAGAAGTTTTTCAAGATTGTTGAGTTGTATCTGTGTTACTATCCTCCTCTCTGTTTTTTTCTGCTGAGGTGTCAGTTTGGGTCGTGGTGGTAGTTCCATATGGATGTGCTGGTTTAAATTCTCTTTGCATGGGTTGAGATTTTGTTAAATCTCTACGTGACTCATTACTAATAATAATAAAAGCATCTTTGTTGTACTTACGAACACCATAAGGTGTTGACCATTTTTCATTATAGTTTTCACCCTGATGGATACCAGATACTACTGTTCCACCAATCTCTACAATGATATTATCACCATGGTCCCAACCAAGGGTGCTCATTGTCTCTGCAATTTTAGAAGCAAGCATAAAAAAAGAGGGTGTTTACCCTCTTAGTATATCAATCATCACCTTGTTTGTAAAGGTCTTCCAGTTTCTCTCTGGATAGATCCACATACATTAACTCTTCACCTGCATCAGGTGCTTCAGGGTGACGTGGTTTTGGTGGTTTGCTCATCTCTATGTTAATAGATTGAATGTTACTCCACATCATTGCAAATGCACCACCAGCAATTGCAGCAAAGCAAACAAAATATATGAAAACCATAAAGTTATTCATGCTTCTTGTAGAGATTGAACTGTATTGTGA